GGCTATGTTCTCTCTCTGCCACCATGTAATCGTGCGTGTAGCGGCCAAGAGGGCGGGTAAGACCGTCTTCTTTGAACGCTACGCACTCCTTGGAGACGACATCGTCATCGCTGACGAGGCCGTAGCCAATGAGTACCGCACGATCCTCGCTGAGTTAGATGTAACCATTTCTGATCCGAAAACGCATGTGTCGAAGGACACATACGAGTTCGCTAAGAGATGGGTGCATCGTGGTACTGAGGTAACCGGCGCTCCTCTAGGCTCCCTTTTCGAGGCAGTGCGCTTTCGGAAGGGCGTGACTTCTGGTCTTCTAACGAAGGCCATCGGTTTCGCTTCTTTCTACGGCGTTGCTACCTGGTTGAGGGAGGTAGAGTCGCGCTGGCTACCACGAACTCGCACTCTGGTATCCCGGGCCTTGTTCGCTGAACTCTTCGTCCTATTAGGTCAATCTGCAGCCAGCAGGTTAGCCGAAAAGGCGTGGAGGTTCTTCCTTCTACCCTCGCGAGAGGATAGTAAGGGCCTACAGGCGCTTAAGCGGCACTTGCTGTCTGAGATCCTGTTAGGTGGAGTCCTAGGTTGCATGTCACTGAAGAGCCCCAAGCAGATGATGCTGGGTGTTCTTTTAGTGGAATGCAAAGCTAGGGTCCTGGAAGAGGCGATCAAGAAGAGTGTTCAGACCCTTTTTCGGTTCCAGTTGGAAGCGAAGAGGTTTCTGAGCATTCTTCCAGAAGGGTTGGATGGCCAGTCAATACTGCTCGCCTTGCCGCCTTTCGCGGTTCTCGGATCCCATATCCGGAAACTGCAAGAGGCGTATGAGAAGCTGCGGGTGGTGCGGGACTCGGACGTACCGGCCAAGTGGTTACACTTGGAGGTGCGCCTGGTTCTCGACCCCTTCGCAACTATCTCAACAAGGCAAGCAAAGGTAGTTGCAAGTAATAAAGCATCTGTCCTTAACCACCTGTCTGCGATGTGTCGCGGAATAGATACGACCCGTGCGCTTGCTGTAACCGACATAGACCTAGAAAGTCTGGTCGATTATATCAACACGCACGAAGTCCTACCTACCCGCGGTACACCGAAGCGCAAGCGGAAAGGCAGTGGGGCCTCTTCCAAAGCGTAGAGACATTAGTTCCGATTGGGTAAGGAAGGGGTTCCTATCCAGCCGGCCTAGTTCTCCTTGCTGAGGTTGAGGGGCTCCCGCTTTGCTACTTACACCACTTTTGTGGCAGTTTATTCAACTTACCACGGCTGCGGCGCTTTGGAAGGTCCTTACGGATTAATCCTCACGGCTCAACCTTAAGTGGTTACCTCCTCACACAGAAGCACTGCCGAAAGGCAGTGTCCCGGGTTTCTCATCCATGAGAGACCGGGGGGGTTTGTGTGAGAGTATCTCCGAT